GACGATGGTGAGGCCCAGCCACAGCAGGAGTTCCATTACGCCAACCCTTCTAGTAGGTCCAGCCATGCCTTCGCCCCGTGCTGGATGTCGTGCTGTTTAGCACTAATCAACAGAGACTGCTGGAGTTCGATCCGATATGCCTTATCAAGCAGTTTCTTAGTGGCCTTTACCCAGTCCATAGGGCGCTTAGCCAGCATGAAGCCGCCGCCCCACAAATCGTGGATCTCCCGGTAACTCGGCAGCGCGGCAGCGATGAACGGAATCCCCGAAGCCGCATACTCTAAGCCTTTGATAGCGCTCTTAGCCATGTTGAAGGGGGTATCACGCAGTGGCACCATACCGATCTGCATAGTCAGCAACTGCGGGTACTCCTCGGTTGTCCTTCTGGGGGACCGCTCCACCAACTCATCATCTAGTCCGATGGCGCTGGCGAATGACGGCGAGGTCTCAGCGTCGCCCCCGTGGTACATCTTGATCTGACCGTCACGCAGGAACCGCTCAAAGACTCCACGCAACGTCTCAATGTCTCCTGAGCGATGCGACGTGGAGCCGACCCAGCCCACTGTGGGTACGTCTACGTCCTGATCGACGGGAGAGAACCGCCCCACGTCGATGCAGTTCGGCAGGATGATGGGGTCCCTCTTGAACTTCTCCTTCAGCCTCTGCGCCAGATACGGGGTGCTGGTGGTGATCAGGTCCGATGCCTGCATGTTCTTGGCGTAGAAGAGCGTGTTCTCGATCTGGTTGTACTTGGGGTGCGATGCCTTGAACGCCTCGTTGCTCGGGTCCAGCCCCCAGTACCAGTCATCGAGGTCGTTGATAACGACTTGTCCGTGCTCCTGCCCGAACTTGATCGACTGATCGACCTTGTCGTGCATGATGCGCTGTAGCAGGATCACGTCGGGGAACTCCATCGAGCCGTCTGCCTGCTCCACGGCCAACTTGCCGTCCCTCTGCCACAGCGTGCCCACGTAGACCTCGTGACCAGCCTCACGGAAGTAGGGGATGTACTGACCCAGTCGTGCCCAGCCAGCACCGCCCCACTTCTCTACCCCGTCGGGGGAACGGTCAGCACGGAGGTAGTCCGCACTGGCGACACCGATGATCATGATGGCTCCTGCTGGATGGGCCACCACCTGCGGTCCTTACCGGACAGCCCACCGTAGACCCCGTAGTAGATCTCGTTGTCGACGGCGAAGTTCAGACACGCCTCACTGACCGAGCAGTTCTGGCAGATGGCGATAGCAGGGGCAGTGGGACCGTAGAAGAAGTCGACCTCGGGGTGATTACGACATTCGGCTTCCGACCTCCAGCGCACATCCTTCTCGGGATGTAACAGCATCGGCAGTGCGTACTGGTCAGAGACCTTGTCGTAGTGGTCGAATAGTTCTTCGCTCATTGTGCTCCTCTTGTATGGGTGGACCTTCTGATACTACTTCTTCCGTGGCCGTCGCTTCAAATGCTTACGGACCTCCAGCCTCAGTTCGGGGACGAATAGAGGCACGTCTGGATCGGCCTTTGGAAGCACCTTGATTTTATCCAACGGCAGGTACGTCTTCGTGGGCCGGGGTCTATTGAGCCTCCGCTCTTTAGGTGTAAGACCGCCCCACATGCCGTACTCCTCGTCGGCTCCACGCTCGGCGCACTCTTGCTGGATAGGGCAGTGCTCGCAGATCAACTTGCCTAGATCGTAGTACTGAGCCTCGGGGGCAGTCCGCTCCTCCTTGAAGAGGGGCGGATACCACATCTCGCTGTGGTAGCCAGCGCAGAGAGCGTCGTCAGCCCAGCGCTTAGTCGTCATTGAGGGACTCGGCCACGACGCAGTCCCACCCACATGCGGCATACCCAGCGAGGTCAGTCCAGTTGTCACGCTTGTTCGGAGACCAAGCGATACGACTGACCTTGAGCATCATCATCAGCACTGCCACGTCATGCGGAAGCAGTGTGACGGGGGCCTTCGCCACCGAGGTGAGGTAGACGGACCACAGGTCGGCAGTCTTACGGAAGTCATCAGTGGGTTCGCCGTACTGGTTGTTCCGGTCCCCGTTGATGAGTTCGTCGGCCTCAGCCAGAACCTGCGAGCGGTTGTTGTTCTTTACGATCTTGTTTGCCATATCATTTCATATGTTACTCATCGACGATTTGTGCGTCGAGGATGGTCATATCTAACTCTTCTGCTGATATGGGACGGGATAACTCATTTGCTTTGCTCGCCGCCTTCTCACCAAAGATTCTTGAGAGAACTCCAGCACTTCCCCGTGCTTCCATCTCAAAGCGAACTAGATCACGTGAGTCCTCAATATCTTTGAACTCTTTCGTGAGTTTGAATAGCCTATCCATCTCTGCTGATACCGCAGGATCAAGCCCCTGACCCTCTAGTTCTTCAGCAAAGCGGGCGAAGAGAACCCGCGCTGACTGCATCTCCAACATGGCAGTGAGCACGGCCTGTAACTGATCCTTCGTCCTCAGTTCTACGGGAATCTTGTACGCACATTCTGCATGTTCCTGAAACCCGGGGCATCGGGGTGCGAGATAGCAACTATTGCAGTTGCGTATTCCAGACCCGTCGTGGCGCACCACGTTGACCGCAACCCCTTGATCTTCCTCGATTTCCTCGCCGTCAGGGGTGGTGAAGGTGCTCTTCGCTATTGCTCTCTCGATGCCGATAACCGGTAGCAACTTTCGGTCACTTTCGTGCCGGGTCAGAGGGGGGTCGGTAGTAATAGCAGGGAGGGTAGAAACCGGATTTGGGCCACTTACTTTTTGGGGGTCATAGTTGCTATCTGACCCCTCTGTATTGCTATCGAACTCGGCCTCGTCGTCGTCCGCTGGAGGGTGGTAGGCCCCAGCATTGAAGGTGTGCATCTCCCACGAGAGCCACGACTTGACTGCTAACTTCGCCAGTTCTGTAACGTCGTCTTCCAGTACCGCCTCATAGTCCACATTGAGACGAACGATGTCACTTCGGTGCTTCCTTCTGGCTGAATCCTTCTTCTGAGCAGGGTATCGACGCAGTCCGTGACCGTCCCATATCTGGGTCTCTCCGTACCGGACAACACTGGTCCAAGAGGAAACGACGACCGCCTCCCAGTCCACTGATTCGATGGTATCGACCTTGCTTGTAATGCCGATAAGCGAGGCCCCCCAGCGCTGTTGAAGTTGCTTGATACGGGGCAGTGTTTTGCCCGTTATGGCTCTATCACTTATTGCTACCCGACCATGCTTTTGGCATAAGAAGGCGAGGCGCTCGGGGTCCTTGTCGTCGTTCCACAGGGGTACGTACTTGGCCCCCAGCCACTCCCCGTTGTAGTCGGGTCGCCCGATAACAATGTCGATACTGTCAGCGTGAGTGCGGATGAACTCGTCGAACTTGTCCACGTCCTCGTCCCCGTCCGAGGTGTAGACAGTGATGGACGCCCCGCCCAGAAGTTCCTTGAGGTCGATCTCTTTGGTCTTGGGGACGTTGAACTGGGTGATATTGAGGGCTATCGAAGGCACCCCAATAGAGGTCAAGATGTTGCGATAGGTACCCTTCTCGCCTCCAGACAGAATGATTCTCACGTGAAGTCACCCCACTTCTTCTCGGCACGGGCGATGGCCTGCCGGTCGATCTCCTCGGTAAGAACGTCCCAGCCTTTCATGGGCTTTTCAGTAGACCACTCAGGGCGCACCACATACGGCTGACATACCAGTAGGGACGGCGTACCCATACTGTATGTATGCGATATCACCTCAGGGTTGGTATCAAAGTACATACTTCTGCCGCCGGAAGCAGCCAAGATCGCTGCTGCTTTTTCGGCGCACACCCTAGGTTCCGTTGTTCCAGTGGTGTCGTACATGATGGCCTTGATCTGGTTGATCTTCATCCAGTTCTCAAACATCACGGTGTCTGGATCACCGCTGTAGAGCACGCCCAAGCGACCCACCGAGGCTTCGTGCAGGGCACGCCAGAGGTACACGCCCTCTGGATCGGGGACCCTCGCCCCCAGTTCAGTGTTGGGGCGAGCCAGTACGTCGAAGTTGAACAGGATCACGAGTCCAGCGGCTCCAAGAAGTGCCACGAGACGTACCCACACCACATCCATACCAGCGCCTTACCGAAAGGCTTAGAGCCTAGAAGGCGTAGAAGACGAGTGATCGTGGGCACAGCGTGGGACACGAGGGCAATGATCTCGTAGATACACCCCACCAGCAGGGCGGTGTTCAGCGCCTTCTGCGTGGTGGCGTTCATCAGAACTTGCGCTTCTTGTTGAGTTGGTGCTCAACGTACGAGTGGTACGGGCAGAAGTCGCAGAGGTAGTTCCACTCCTCGGGGGGCAGACCAGCGGTACGCCCGATAGCACGGCTCTTGTCACGGTAGTCAGGGCACCCAGAGCCATACCCAGCGCCCACCGTGGGCCTGTTGTGGAGGTTGTAGCACCCCAGAGCGTCGGTCTTGTACTGCTCACGCTCTTCCTTCAGGAACGCCTCAAGGCGACCGTCGTGGACAGCCTGCTGTAGACGTGACTCGTCGATGAGTTCCAACTCAGCGTCGTCGATGCTGAAGAGGTTGGCCTTGTGCCGATCAGGGGGACCACCGAACTTCCGCATGTGCAGGTCGATGGCATCACGTAGGTGATGATCGTGCTTAGCCTCGGGGTCGTTCTCAGTTGCGTAGTTCGGCAACTTATCGACCGTCTTACAGGTGTTGCAGATCAAGAGACGTGCCATTTGATACTCCTTGGTAGCCGTAACGGCTACATGCTACTACGTAGTGGTGCTGTCAGCGGGGAGGCTCGGTCAACCGAGCGGCGTGGTAACCCTGCATGGGGTTAGCGCCCGGAACCGTGTCGTACAGTTCCTCGCTCAGGGTGGCCCGAACCGAGCCAGCGTCGGCGTTGTCGTTGGGGAAGCCGCCCCGGTCAGGGTTCGGCTTCTTGACCATGCCATCGGTGATTCCCTCACGGAGATCAGCGTTCATACTGCGAGATTCATTTACTGCCATAGCGACATCCTAGCCTATTTAGGGGGTTCTATTAGTCTAATCCGAGGCTGAACTGCCCGGGTCCGGGGCGGTTCTTACGCTTCCGGTTTTTGATGGGGGGCTGAGCATAGGGATACTCAAAGGTCTCGGGCATCTCACGGGGTTCCGATTCAGTACCCACCGTCGAGCGACCACGACGGCGAGAGGCGGCAAAGATGGCCCCGGGAGGAGGAGTCGAAACTGGCCGAGGACCCTCGACTGCCGACGGCAACGCAGGCGTGCCTCGCATGGTGCCCCCCGTGCGGATCGGTGCGGCCATAGTGGGGTCCCACGTAGGAGTCTCGTCCTGAGGAATGACAGCGAGTTGGCTCTTACTCTTAGCCCTACCGCCACGAGGAAGCGCTCCGTAAGGCGTAGGCGCAGGACCGATAGCCAACGGACCTTCTTCCCCAGTACCCATGGGTCGGCCAGCCGAAGGAAGAGCCAACTGTGGCTGGGGGGCCTCAACGGGAGCCTCGGCCTCAGGCTCCTGCTTATCACGCTTGAGCAGTGGGATAAGGCCCGCCAGCGTAGTCATGGAACGAGCCGTACGCCCAGTCGGAACCTGCTCACGAGGTCCGGGTCCGTAGAAGTTAGGAGCCACACCGCTAGCCATAGCAGTAGGGCCAGACGGGGCCATGCTCTTACCGAACTCAACATCACGGATAACTGGAGCAGGACCAACCCCGGGCATACGGACGTAGCCCCCGGTAGCACCAGCACGAGGAGACTCTGCGAGGTTTAGGAATGAACCACCAGTGGTGCGCTCCATCTGACGACGGCGTGAGAACAGACCAGCGGAACCATAACCGCCAAGAGCACTAGTGTCGCCACCCCAGTCACGTTGACCACCACGCCCTTCAATCGGGTCTTCCATCACTCACCCCCAATGCTGGCAGGAGGAGTGATCTGCATACGTGCCCAGTTGGGGCGGCTCATATTGCGGCTCCCAACGATCTTGCTACCCAAGTTGAGTTCTTCCTCAGCACGCTGGCGCTGGCGCAGGGTGTTATCAAAAGCCCCGCCGGACTCGTAGGCATCCCGGGCGAATGAGCGCCCCTGAGAACCGGCAATACCCCCGGCATATCCCCCGTCAGACATTTGACGAGCAAACTCTCGCTCCGGGTTTACCGGGGCGTCGGTCAGTGCTTGCGTGTACGGTCCCTGCGGTTCCATCACCAAGTCCCTTCACTCATAGCATTACGAGCAGTACCAGACCACGACTGGTCACTCATGACGCTGGGCATAACGGGCATACCAGACACCCAAGAGCGGTATGAGGGGGTATAGCGGTCGATATTCATGACCTCGTGGATATCCCATACCTGCTTAGCGAATCCTCGGCGCTCTGGGAAAGGGCTTTGGGGCGCGGCAACCGGGCGCATCTCACGCAACTCCTCAGGAGTAGCGGCAAGTGCGCCTTCAAGAGCGAGATCCACGAGGTACTCGCTACGGGTTTGCCACGGACGAGCCATCAGCCCTCCCTGAGCGCCCGTATAACGATCTCGGTGGAGGGGTCAACAGGGCGCTTCATACCCTTAGGGGCGTTGCCCTCACCAACAGCGTAGTTACGCTTGTGGACAGAAGTCATGGGGCGTGACCTGCTAGGAGTCGGCTCGTTAGAGTAACCCTTATGAGTGGTCTTGATACGGGGGCGGGGCATCCCCTGCGGATTAGCCTCATCCATCAGAAATCCCCTTCCGAGTAGTCGTCGTAATGGTCAGTGCTGTTGTCCTCGTAGGCGTTGTAGGCGCTGTCATTGCCTGCCTGCTCAGCCTCACGGGCCTCCATCTCGCCCACCTCGTAGTCCATACGGGCCTGAGCAACACTGCGCTCATCCATGTGGCGAAGGTGCGGCTTCTGGGCAACCGGCTGATCACGGTGGTTACGTACGTCCCCGTACTGAGCACGGTGAGCGTCAGCCATCATGTTGAATAACTGCGAACCATACTGGCTCATATCCTTAGCCATCGTTCTTCCTATCTGTCATTGAATCGTTCAGGGTTGGCGAGCACTTCGCTCCACGGTATGACCTTAGCCTGATCCTCTGCGGCCTGTGCGGCTTCCTTCTCCCGGTATGCGGCAGTGTCGGCTTTCTGGGCGGCAATGCTCTCCCCGATATTGGCCCGAGCATCACGCATGTTCTGTGCGATGCGTCCGTGGATGGATCTAATAGGCCGTCTCACGAAGTTCAGTCCTTCTTGGGGTAGATGCTGTGATCCATTCGGCTGGACCAACCACCCTCTTTGTTGGGGGTCATACTGCGCTTACCCTCGACGTTGAACTGCTTACCAACGAAGTTCTTGGCAAACGATGCGTCGTTATGGGCAGAGGTGTCGAACTCGATGGCGTGGGAATCCGAAGCCCCACCGCCAGTGGATTCTGCGGAGAAGAACAACTGGTTGCCCTGACGGCCAAGCACCTTGCCAGACCACGAGGTGTTATCGGGGCCAGACACGTGCTGAGTGGGAACGCCCATCTCGGCTCCCCACTTTGCGGCGTGCTTAGAGCCAATGCGGGCCTCGTTGGCCCCAGTCCTCATATGCTCGGGTGAGTGTGGCATTACTTCTTTCCTCCACGTTTCTTGGCGACGCTCTTCTTAGCGCCTCCCACTGCGGCATTAGCGGTGCGGACAGCCCGCCCCTCATTACCAGTCTTCTTCAGAGTAGCATTTGCCACCTTAGCCCACTGGCGCTTTTCAGCGGCAGTATCGGCCTTCTTGGTGTGCTTACTAGCGTCGGATGGGGTCCACGGCATGTCTTATCTCCAGTTTGGTACCAAGCGCTTCAGCATTGACTGCCTCTGCACATCTATTTGTTCTTGCTGGGGGCGGTCTAGTCCCCGGGGAATACCACGGGGGCCAGCCTTCCCATCATTGGTGAGCCTGATCGGCTCAGCACCGGGGGGTGCGAACTTTTGCCCCACAGCCTGAAGTTCTAAGCCAGTCATGGGGTTGAACTCCTCAGGCCACAGGTAGTCACCGGGGTTGACTCGCTCTCCCTTATGAACACCACGGCTGTATGAGCGGTGGTTCTGCCGCTTGACGGCGCTAAGCAACTTATCCTGCCGTCTATTGCTATCCATAGTCCCCAGATATCCATCGGGATATTGGGTATCAGGCGTAGCGCCGAAGGCGGCGAGGCGCTGATCTTTAGCATCACGGAAGACCGGAGCGGGGCCGAGGACGGGCATCGTCTCTCCCCCGGCTGGGTCATACCCCCCGGCCCAGTTGCTAAAGGTCTGCTGGTTCATTCCGTTTCACGAAATCCTGACAGTATCTGCTCCATAAAAGGGGTACCAATAGCGTTGCCGGGGACGGGTGCCGGTGCGTTATTGCGCCCAAACTCGCCTCTTTGTAGTCCCGGTTGGGGCTTACTCGGAGGCAAGTTATTCTTAGTGGAAAGATTACTCCTCTCCTTTTTGGTATATCTATTGCTTTTTTGCTCGTAGTCAGGGAGCATACCTTTATCGCCGTAGTCTGCGAGTGCTTCGTTGTCTTCGGGGTTGTCTAGGTTGAACAGGCTGTCTAGTTGCCGTCCCATTAGGTCTGAGCCTTTAGACCACTGTTGCCCTAAAGCATCCTTTGCGGCCATATCAGTTACCTTCCGTTTGCTGTGCTAGTGGCCTGTGTGAAAGCCATGAGAGAGCCACCACGGCCCCCACCAATCGTAGAAATAGGGCGAGGACCCTCAGCAGCCTGTGCAGCACGCTCTTGCCTCTCTCGTTCGGCTATATATCGGTTGGGTGGGCGTTGGATGATCACCAGTCCCAATCCTTCCCCTTTGAGAACTTCTCAAAGTCGTCCGAGTCGTACAGATCCCGGTATTTACTAGGTACTTTGCTGAGCAGTTCGTCCTCCTCAAGAGGCTCCTGCTCGGTTTTTGGGGTGTTATTCATAGACCTTAGTAGCGCTTATCACGCCGTATCAGATAGTCACTCACCTGTGATATGGGGCTACTACCGCCAGTATCACGCATCAGCGCATCCATGGCGTCGAGTTCCTCTAGCCGAGCAACCTGCTCAGGACTGAGGGTTGGACCCTGTTGCCTGACGGGACGAAGTTCGTTGGGAGCAGAACCCGGGGGCCTTGCTGGCACCCGGCGTTCATCACGAGAACGATCTGGATAGGACTTGCCGGGACTAGCCATCAGGATGCTCCCTTATCGCGCTTAGCAATACGCTTTTCCGCACGCTGAGAGTGCTGCTCCTGCGTTAGATTCTCGGTTCGACCGCCCTGTGTTACCCGTACGGTATTTGTCATCTCGGTTTGCTTACTGCTCCACGGCTGTCGCCCGCCGCCTTCTGGGCGGATGACATTGCGTGCTCGGTGATAATTACTGGGCCGCATGAGGTCCCTAACAGCGCTAGAGATCCTGTCGGGCAGGACTTCGGCCTTGACAGCAGTCTCTAGTTCCTCGGGATTCATACCGCTAAACTCGCCCCTAGAGCCGGGGCTGGTGTCAACACGATCACCGATTCCTCGGGAAAGACCACCGGGAGTAGAAATGGTCTGGTGCTGTTGAATCACGTCCAGCAGATCAGGGCGACCCTGCTGTCCCCATTTAGTCATGTCACGGCTCGGCACATTTCCACCAGAGTAAACTGGGGCGGATTTGTCAGCACGATGGGTATACCCCACACCGCGTTTGATTTCCTTGGTATCGGGGTCTCTAAACTTGACGGGACCGGGGGGCACGACGGGGCTGTCACTACTGAGTCCAGTGATCCTGCCGTGTGTGCTGACCTCGGAACTAGCGCCAACTAACGCCGCAGTAGCCTCCAACTGGCGAACGTGCTCTGCCATGTTGGCGTGGCCCCGGGTACGGGGTGGCGTACCAATGCGTAAGCCTTCGGAAGTAGTTGTTGGGGGAGGTAAGGGACTCCTACCAAGCGGATTGTTACCGACGGGGTTCGCAGGCAGAGATAAGACCTCGGCGTCCTTAGTCTGTGCTGACGTTTGCTTAGCCTTTTCGATACCGGCCCTACGCCCCGTGCGAGGCATTGACGGATATGGATTAGCCAGCGCCTCAGGCTCTTCCATGGAGGCGTACTTAGCCTCTAACCGCTGTCGAACCGTGGTGGGCTGAAACTCCGCAGGGGCCGTCTGCATACGGGAGGCAATGCCTGCGGCCTTAGCGGTCTTAGCCTTAGTCTCCTTGGCTTTGGCGGCACTCTCCGCTTTTTGCTCAGCCGTTCTTGGGGGTTTCTTTGCCATGGACAACCTCATTCATGGGACGAACTCTTACGGGTCCTTCGCCAGTAACGGGGTCGATAGCCGAGGGAATCTCTCGCCCACTCGGAAGCCGAAACACGTTCTTGTACCTCTTGTTTTCCATAGCGCTATGGTAACACAAAGGTCAGCGTGCGACCGGTTTCCACGTCATAGACGAGATAGTTTCGCCTGAATCGCCTTGAATGTCATCGAATCCGATGATGAAGGTCAGGTCGATACCACGAGGGGCGACGAAGCCTCTAGCGATAGCGCACGCCTTGGAGGCTTGATTCACTGCTGACGCACCGATGGCCCGCATTTTAGGGGCCTGACCGGCGACGATAGCACGGGCCAGAATTGACCCAACAGATGACGGATTACTAGACCCGGACACCTTGATAACGTCTTCTTGCTCTGCCATGGGTTACCTCTTTCTAAACCGTTGTGTACCCTATGGCAGTATATTAGTTGTACCCAGCCTCCTTGAGGAGGGCAGAAAGGTCCTCTAAGCGAAGAATCGCATAGGTATCTCCGAGGTTCTTTTCACCCACTCCGGGGCGTTTTACTACCAGAACTGGGAGAGCGTTCCCCCCGACTGCTTCCTGCTGTGCCTGCGATACTGTGTCATCGAGCCATCCAGAGAGTTCAAACTTCCGCTGGTTCTTACACTGAATAATCGCTTGACGATTAGCACTGCGGATACCGTTGATATCACCACTGTCATAAGAACCAGAGGTAGCAGGACGGTAAGCCTTCTTGAACCCACGGGGACGAAGATACTTGACAACGAGTGTCTCAAACGACGTTCCTTTCGCTTTGTGCTTATTACCCATCGTCCCGCTCCATCATCAGGTGAGTGATCCAGATGAACCCCTCCATCATGGTGATCAGGTCATGCAACTGGTCGGTGTCCAGTTCCTTCCATGACCCACCGTAGTCCTTGTCAACACCGGGGATCATCTGTGCGAGGCTGTACCGCTCCTCCTTAGTCAGGCCGAGATCCTCCTTGAGAGCCATAGCCTTGCGGTAACGGCGCTCACGTGCGTCAGTCTTGATCATCATTCGTTGCTCCAACAGTGTGACTTGTAACTACAGAAACGACACGCCGCACACGACTTGTGCGTGGCGAAGTCGGGACGGATGGGCACCAAGTTGTCATCGAGAGCGTCGATGACCTGCTTAGCCCCCTCCAGCATCGGCTCGACCAACTCAGGCTCAAAGTTCAGTTGGAACTCTTTGACATCCTGAGACGGCTTCCATTCGTAGATAACGACAGCCTTATGGATACCAAGGCTGTGCATATACAGGTTGACCTGACGGCGGTGGGTGGTGAGGGGGCGCTTGATCCGCTTCCACAACTCATCCAGCGATAGGTCACCGCTGTCATAGCCCTCGTACAACTTCGGAGCATCCCAGCGGATAGTGCCGAGGCCGACGGACTTGATCTCAATGACCGCCTTGCCGTCGGCGTCTTCCCAGATGCCGTCAGCGTGCCCAATGATACGGTGGCGAGGGTCTTCGATAGGCACCTCGGCGTAGCGGATATCCTCAGTCAGGCACGTGGGGCACCGCTCAGGGGATGTGTCCTCCCACTTGTGCGAGCAGATCGAGCACTTCCAGTTGCCGACGAGGCCCCCTGCCTTCCACATCCACCTCTGCCACTTGTCGTGGATGTTGTGGCCCTCGGCAAAGATGTTCATGCTCTTGAGGTTGAAGGACCTGCTGTCACTCTCGTCTACACCAGTGATCTTGTAGTACGAGGAGCGTACGCACCAGTTGTCCTTCGACATCTCGCTGGGGTGCAGGTGTACCGTGTCACGCTTGGCGTTGCGCTCGGCCTGCTCGATAGCCAGTGCGGCTTCGATCCTCGGGAGCAGGCGCTGGTTGCTCTTAGCGCTGAACTGCTCCTTGTAGTTCTTCATGTACCACGGCTGGTCAGTCATCATCTACTCCACATATGTCCAAAAAGTCGTCCTCTGGCAACACTACGTAACGGTGACCTGCCAAGTCAATCTGTAGCAGTGGGATGCGTCCCTCTAAGCGAGCACGCTTGACAAGATCACGCATATCAACGGCCTTGATGCTGTACGACTTAGCGTCGGGGTCCATCTTGAGTTTGTTCTCAATCATGAACTCCTCGGTGCGGACATCCGCTTTGCGGACCCACCCTGCTCCCGACATGACGTTACGAGAGCCGCTGTATGCCTTAGCCGTGCGCTCTTCTTGCTTCTTAGACCGCTTCTGCGACTCACTCCTCATCTTTGTACAGGGCATACATGAGGTCGTCGAGCATTTCCGAGTGGTCCTCCATCAACTCTTTCTGCTCATCAAGCGTGTTCATGATGGCAGTCAAAAGTGACTTGATCATCTCCAGTTCGTGGACGTGCTTGATAGTAATCTTGGATACTTCCAACAGCCCCTCATCCTCACGGTCATACGGCCTCTTCAGGGCCTTTGACCACGGGTCATTCTTGGGCTTGCGGTAGTTATCCCATTGCGAGGGGTGCTCATACCTGCTCAAGTACTTCCTCCCCTGTCGGATCTCCCAGCACAGCCGTGGTCGCCGCATCACGGAGGCGAGCCTGCAAGCCAAGGTCCTGACGAACCATGTCATACAGTTCCTCCTTCTTGCTAGCGATGCGCTCACCCTCAAACTTGTAGCGGCCCTCAAACAACTCCAGAGCCAGCGCCACGTTGACGATGTCCTTTACCGTATCAAACTCGCCCTTACGGAATCCGTAGGTATCGGCAAAGTAGAAGTCAGCCTGAGCGATCTGCTGGGGGCGGTAGGTCTTGTTCTTCATGACCCGCATCTTGATGGTCTGACCCACCCGAGTGTCCAACTTCGACCCCTCTGATATCCACTCATCACGCCTCACCTCGACACGGGTGAAGTAGTAATAGTTCTTGGCCTTACCACCGGGGGTGGTGCGGGGGTCGCCGTACATAACACCGATCTTGTCTCGCCACTGGTTGATGGCGATCAGGGTGCAGGAACGGTCCTCGTCAGTCATGGAACGGCGCTGGGCCTTAGCGCACTTCTTGAAGAAGCGGCTGAGGATCTGCGCCCCAGTAGCCACGGAAGCCTCGTCCATAGACTTGTTGACCTCGGTCTCCGTAACGAGAGCAGGAAGAGAGTCGATGACCACGCAGTCAACCGCACGGTTCTCGACGGCCTTCAGCACCAGTTCCAGTGCCGACTCCATCTCGTTGGTCTCGACGACCCACAGACGGTCGAGGTCTACGCCAAACGATGCGGCGTAGTCGGGGACGTACTCCTCAGCGGCTACCCAGAGGGCTAGCCATTCGGGGTCTCGCTGCTGGTTCGCCGCAATAGTGCGATACGCAATAGCAGTCTTTCCCGAAGACTCTTCTCCGACGATTTCGTTCCACTGATTTGCGGCCCATCCTCCTCCGAGAGCGAGGTCGTAGGCGAGGACACCAGTGGAGACATGGGGAACCTCCGCTTTCGCGGCACTCCCTTTGATAAGGATTTCTTCGCCAAGTTTCTTGTTGATCTCATCTGCTATCTCATCTAATGACTTGTATCTGTCTTTCACGCTATTCCTTCTATGCCCAGTTTGACTCCATCCCTTGCGAGAAGGTGCCGTTGTACCCACACTCAAAGCAGTGTGGGCGAGGCTGTTGCCCATTGACCCGAGCCGAGCCAGCGGCTCGACCGGAGTAGGCAGTGTAGCCGGTGGTGCTACCGCAGTCGGGACATGCCATGTTGCCCTCCATGCGGTGCGCCTCTCCACCACGCCACAGGCGCATGGCCTCACCCATGCTGACCTCGGCGTTGGGGTCTCGGTTGGGATCAAGCGTCTGCTGACGCTCTCCCTGATTCAGCGGCACGCCAGACATATCGGGCTGGACAGCCTGCTGTACTTGCTGTACCTGCTGTGGTTGGACCGTCTGCTGTACGGGCTGAGGTGCCCGCTGTGCTGGGACCGTTAGCCCATACTGAGGCTGTTGGGTTCCCAACTTGTTGGCCCACCAAGAAGCATTATTGCTCACCGTCATCCTCCCATAATGACTCTAGGTTCTTCAGCATGTCAAGATTCTCAGGGCTGAGTAGGTCCTCGGTAGAGAGCAGGATGTCGGGAATCTCGGGGACCTCCTTGAGTTCGATGACCCCGGCATCCAGCAACTGGCCCATGACAGCGACCGCAAACGACGTAAGGCGGTCGAGGTAGACCACCCCGTCGGTAGCCGCCAGCCGCTTCTCAGGGTCCATGTACTGGGTCATCCACCAAGCGCTGTTGGCGATGATCTCCCCGGCCTGACCCTGCTGTAAGGTCAGCCACAACTTGAGAGTGTCACGAATCTCAGCCTCGGCTGACTCATCGGATGGGGCAACGAACCCGCCCTGCTCCTCCGCAATCTCGTGCCCGTCAATGGGCGACAACTTCAAATAGAAATTGCGTTGGAATTGGCGTCTTTCTTGCTCGTCCATATCAGCCTTTCGCCTCTGACCATGACTGTGCGTGATGCGCTTCTACTTCCAAAGAAACGCCCATGATTACCTTACCATTCCCCATTGCCTGCTCTAGTGCAGGTTCCCACTTAGGGATCTCTTCGATGGGGACGGATACCACTAATTCGTCGTGTACCTGTACGAGCATCCGGCACTTCGGATAGTCAAGAGTCCGGTGAACCCGAACCATGGCTTCCTTACAGATTTCGGAGGCCGTACCCTGAATGATGGCGTTGATCGCCTGCCTCTCAGAGCGAGCCTTAGAAGCAAAGTCGTCAGAGTTCAGGTCGGGCACACGACGACGGCGACCCTTCATAGTCTCCACGTATCCGATACGCCGAGCCTTAGCGATAGTGCGGGTCTTCCATTCCGTCAGTTGGGCGTAGCCCGAGTTGTAGTTCTCGACGACCTGCTTCGCATCCTCCATGGAAAGTTTGCCCCCAGTAGCCTCAACCAGCCGCTTAGGACCGCCCCCATACCCCATAAGGAAGTTGGGGACCTTGCCATAGATGTTGCGCTCTTCGCTGTCGATCTCTTCCGGGGGCTTGCCAAGGATGACGCTGGCCGTACCGGCGTGTACGTCGATGTTCTCTGCGAAGATGTGGAGCAGTTTGGGGTCCTGCGAGTACATCGCCATGATCCGCATCTCGATCTGGCTGTAGTCAGCCACGATCAGGCTGTTGTTCTCCTCTGCCACGAACAGGCTCCGCACCCTGCCATCCCGGGGGATGTTCTGGAGGTTGGGGTCGCTCGCAGAAAGACGGGAGGTAACCGTGCGGTGGAGGTGGAACTGTGGGTGCAGTCGGCCCTTGTGGAGCAGGGGGAGCAAGCCGTCAACGTATGTTGACTTCATCTTCTTGAGTTCGGCGTACTCCATGAGCATGTCCACCACGGGGTGCTGTCCCTGTAGCGACTTCAGAGAGTCCTCGTCCACGCTGGGCTTGCCACTGCTGGTCGTCTTCTTCGGCTTCAGCCCCAGCCCTCCCTCACGCTTCTTGTCGAAGAGTAAGTGGGACTTGTGGACGTTGGAGTCTGGGTTGAATCCCACGGGGGCGTACTGAGAGATGTCGGCCACCTTGTTGTTCAGATCAAGGTCGAGCGACTTGCCCAGCCGGGTCAACTCCCGCTTGTTGACCTGAATACCGTTCATCTCCATCTGTGCGAGCACTGATAGCACGTCGATATCAAGGTGAAGCACGTCCATAAGCGTCGGTACTGCGGCGATCTTCCGATACAGGCGGGTGTAAACCAGCCACGCCCAGCGGGCGTCGTAGTGGACATACCGGCACGCCCTGCTGAACGGCTCGGTGGTGATGGTCTTACCGATCTTGCCGTCCCTGTGGTACGGGTCGAACTTGAAGACCTTGTCGAGGATAGAGACCAACCGGTAACTCGGCAGGTTCTCATCGACGATGTGCATGAGCACCTGCGTGTCGATGTACCTACCCTTAGGCAGTTCTCCCCCGTAGTACTTCGCCACGGACTTACAGTCGAACTTGATGTTCTGGTTGACCTTGACGATGTCCTCGCTCATGAACAGCGGCTCCAGAGCAGAGAAGACAGTCTCCTGCGTCATCTGCTCGGGGGGATCGGTGAACGTAGCGGGGATGTAGTACTTAGCCCTCGCCATGCTCTCCTTACCGCTGGAGAGGACCGCCCGATAACCGGGGGGCGGAATGGTCGAGCCGTCACCACGTTGCTCTGGGACCAGCACCTCGCCGTTGGGGTGGCCCATGGGGATAGCCCACGACTGACCCTTGGTGGCGATGCCGATCCAGAAGACCTCGTTGCGGAGAGTGTCGAGGGCTACGTTGCCACGCCACTTGTCCTCAATGGCCTGTCGGGACCGCTGGACGACAGTGGGGTGCGTGGACTTCAGGCTGTCTGACTTGGACTTCCACTCTGCTTCGACGAGGTCCATGACCTCTGCGTGGCGTTCGATGTTGCCACGGGTCTCTACGTCGAAGGAGAAGATGCCCTCTGCCTGTACGGCCCTGACAATCTCGGGAAGTTGTTCAGGAGAGAGAACGGCGGGGGCACTTGGCCCCCGCCGTCCCGTCACAGGGGATGACATGGAGTGTGGTCACTCCATCTCTTCGGCGGCAATGCCGACGAGAGTCTCCCGGTTGGGGATGGGCACGATGCTGGCATCGTACGCCTGCTTCTTGATCTGCTCCAGACCATCCTCGGTCAGGGGGGTGATGTTCCACTCCTCCTCCAGATCCCGGTCACGCACCATCTGGTGGTTGGTCTGCGAGGTCGGTCCCTTACCGGAGCGGCTGATCGCCCAGTAGTGCTTCGGGAGTGGTCCCTGACGGGGGTCCTGATGGAAGTTCTTGAGGCTGTCGATGACCCGAGGGCCAACCTCATAGGACTTGATCGTGGTGTCGCCGTCCTCGCTCAGCAGAGCGACGTTGAAGGCGAAGCGGGCAGACGGCCTGTGACCTGCGTCACACAGCGGGCAACCCTTGGGGTGCATGTCAGCGATGCACGTGAAGGACTTCTGGCCCTGCCGCTCGATCCAGTGCTGGCGGTACGAGGTGTACGGCTCGTCCTCCAAGAACTTGATGATGACAGGCTTGTCGTCAATCTTCAGGCGCTGGGCGTAGGGGGAGTCAGCCTGCTTGGTCTGCTCCACGTTGCCCCATCCCCGCTTGATGACCCTACGGGCCTCGGTGCGGTCGATGTCGGGGGCGGTAGCAATGCTCCCACCCGTGTCTTCGGTATCGTCGTCAAAACGTCCCATGGCTCTAACTCTTTCTCATGTCGTTGGGTAATTGTCGGCAATGTGCTTTCGGAAACCCTTCCAGTCAGGACTGTCGGGGTCGTCGATAGCATATGCCATCGCCGCCTCTACGAGAAACACGATCTGTGCCTCGCTGTAGAGACGCCGTCCCTTCACCGCCTTACCCGGAATCTGTTCCGACTTCGGCGCTGGGGTGCGGAATGATGCTGGAGGAATCCAGCCTTTCGCTTCCCACGAGCGAATGGTGACAGGCTTGCGGTTCAGTGCGGATGCCAAGGCACCCACCGTGTAGAACCGGCGAGCCATACCGTTCACCAGATACTCATAGGAACGGAGGGAGTTTAGCCACTCATGTGTGGCGCTGTCAACGCCCCCTCCACGATTTCTTGGTGCGACGTTACCGGGGTAATCGGGGCCGTCGTCGTCCTGCTCACGCTTGCTGGTGAGTGCGTTGAAGTAATCCAAAGGGTCTGTGCTCATCCAGCAACCTTCGTACTCTGATGCCAACTCTGATACCAATCCGAGTACTCACTCAGACCAGCCATGACACCACGAATCCATTCAGCGGCGAGCACGATCTCGTCGGGGTCGCTGATGTCCCACTGTGCCCAGATGCCACAGTTCTTGGACTTGAGCCAAGAGATAATGATGTTGAGGTCATCCTCATAGACAGCCATTTGTGCTACTCCTTGTGTTGTTCAGAGACTATTGAAGTAATTATCCCGCTGTTTGCACGCGCTTTTGTAGGTAAGACCGTAGAAGTAGTAGATCACTTTACCTTTTACTACCATGATCTCCCACTTGAATGGGCGAATCTTTCGGACTACTTGGTCTTCTTTTGGTTGAGCCATTCTTTCAGTCCCTTGACGGAGATGGTTTCAATCCCGGCCTGCTCGTGTACGTCAACGAGATGTCCGAGAACTGTGTAGACCTGCTGGGGGCTGGCATCTTTGGGGATAGCAATTGCCATGACTTGTGTCCTTCCGTCTTAGGGGGGTGTGGAGAGACGAACTTAGCACACCCTCAGTAGTCGTAAGTTGCTTCCTCGACCGGTTTCATGAAGGCGTAAGAAACTGGTGCCTCTTTGTAAAGGTTCTGGACCTCATCCTCGATGCCAGCCTCGTCCCGGTGGTCGTAGACGTAGGCCATGAGGGCATCCTCGTTCAGGACCCTGATCTCGTCGCTGACCTTCTCCCAGATTCCTCGCTCCTTAGCCCACTCCTCAGCGGCCTCGATGTTGAGGGACTTGTTGCCCTGTCGCCTCTGCTTCTGGAGCATGAAGGGGCCGATCTGGAGCCACTTGTGGCCCTTGTCGTCCTCCTCGCCCTCGGCATCCACGGCCTCAGATAGTTGCTTCTTGTACTCAGCCACGATCTTGTTGAGGGCCTCCACGTGGCGCAGGTGGCTCATGTACTCCTCGGTAATGCGCTCTAGTTCGCTCATAGGGAGGAGTCTCGCAGAAAACCACTGAGCGTGTCAAGAGTCAATTCCATACTTCCTTCTTTGTTGAGGTGCTTGCCGTCGATGAACGCCTCGTTGACCGAGCGCTTCATCTGGAGCATGTCGTACTGACGCTCTTCGATGCTCCCCTGCATGACGAAGGTGGCGATAGTTACGTGGGGGAACTCAGACGACAGGCGGATGATGCGGGCCTCCCGCTGTTCCAACTTACCGCTAGACCACGGCAGGTCGTAGGAGATGAGGTAGTTCGCCATAGGTAGGTCCACGCCGTAGCCACCAGCATCCGACGACAGGAACAGTCGACACTTGGGATCGTCAGCAAACCGCTGCTTCGATGCGTCCCGCTCCTCGGCAGACATGCCTCCCATAAACAGAACGCTGTCCGTTATGGAGGTCATAGCGTGCTGTATCAGGCGCAGGTTTTCTTTGAAGAACGAAAACAACACGACCTTGTTGTTGTTGTCCTGATCGAGTACCTCGGTGATGTACTCCACGACCGCATCCAACTTGGGGGTCTTTGTTACGCCTTCCAGCCATCCCCGATGAACGATGTCGTATGCGTACTCACTGCCCTTCGGCGTATTGGGGTCCTTGAAATCGGTGGCGGACTTGCGTACCAGAAGATGGTTGTCGCAAAGCATCCGAAGCACGGTAAGGCGAGACATAATCTGCCCCTGTGTCTCATCCCCGTCTCCTCCGTTGTAGTGCGCCCATAGGTTGAAGCCCCCCTTACCCTTACCCATAGCCTCCGATATCTTCGCTAATAGGTCATTGGCGATGCGTCTGTAAGCCGCCGCGCCGCCGGCGTCGAAGGTGACCGGGACAGTCTGGTGGATGATATCCGGCAACTGATCCTTGATATCGTCCCGGGTCTTGCGGACCATGCACTCCTGCATCGTCTTGTGCATCTTGTCGAGGTTGCGATATCGGGTGGGTTTGCCCCAGTTATCACGCACGATAAATGTCCGGTCAAACATCTTGAAGTCCCCGAGCACGTCTTTGTCCACGAACTCCATGATGCTGAAGAGTTCCTCGGGGCGGTTCTCGATGGGCTGACCTGTCAGGGCATAGCGATATGGCACCGTCTTCCCGACCTTCTTGAGCAGGCGGGAGCGCTTGGCTGACCGGTTCTTGATCATCGTGCTCTCGTCGATAACCACGGCTTGGATGGTGCCTATGCGGTCCACGTCGTTAGCCAACGTCTCAGCATTGACAATGACGTACCTGCTGTTGATGGACATACGCCACTGAACGTCACGCTTGTTCTTGGGGCCGTCGATCACGGTGGCTTTAGCGTCAGTGAACTTGCTGATCTCTCTTAGCCACTGGAACTTGAGGGAGGCGGGGACAACAACAAGACAGCGGTCCACCTCGCCCTCGCTATGGAGTTGCTCGATGGCCCCCAGCGTGGTGGGAGTCTTGCCAGCACCCATGACCATACCCAGCAACATCTGGCCCCTGTCGACCATGCGCTCTACGGCTTCCTGCTGGTACGGCCACAGGGTGCCCCTAAACATATACGGCGGTTACCTGTCGTATGCCGTGGAGGATCGTGTGGTCCGACATGGCCCCAAGGTCCTTGTCGTCGGTCTCGTACTTCCAGTACTTAGTCCCGTTACGGAGAGAGGGGAGACGGTCACGGAGACGCTTAGTCTCCATGCGGCCAGTGGGGTCGTTGTCGAGCGCAATGATCAAACCGTCAAAGCGGTCAGTCAGCAGCCGGATCTGCTGCTCCGAAACATTGGCCCCGAAAGAGGCGACAGCGGAGATATCAGGCTTCCCATACACGCTATGGAAACGCACCACGTCCAGAGGCGACTCCAGAAGCAACGCGGTCTCCGCGTGGGCACGCTCGATACCGAACAGAGTGTCGCCCTTATGCACGCCCTCCGGGTGGTTACGGACCCAACCGGTCTTCTTCAACTGCCATCCCCACAACTCTCCGACGGGGGACACGATGGGGATAACCACACTCTTGTTAGTGGTATCCCATCGGATACCGTAACGGGCAGTCACTTCCTCATCGAGCCTGCGGAGTTCACGCATACGGATCGGCAGGGGGCGGAACTTGCTGTACTGGCCCCAGTCGATGGGGGTGTAAGTCTGCCTGACCTCCTGCTCGCTCTCCGTCAGTCGCTGAAGACCGGAGGTGATGAGGTGCGACTGGATGCTCCACAGAGCGGACGGGTCGTTAGTCAGTTCGCTGATGAGCATGGACAGGTTGCCCCGGCCACCACAGGAGAAGCAGAACCACAGACCAGTATCGCAGTTGAGATACCACGAGTAGCGAGTGCTCTCTCGCCCCTTGATCCGGTGGTGTACGGGACACCGCCCGTTGATCTCATCGCTCTGAATCTTGTTGATCTCAACACCGAGGCCCGAAAGAACCTCAACGAGGTCACTGCTCCTGTTGCTCACGTGCTTTCTCCAACACACTATTAGTGATGAACTCAGTCAGAGCCGCTCGCCTTACGAGTTCAGCGTTACTGCCCTCAATGACTGCGATCTCGTTATCGTCCTCGTCTACCACAAAGATGCGATCATCCGTTGCCTCTGCCAGTTCCTCTCTCAACTTGCGGATGTACTGAGCGGCCTCCCTGAGCAGGTGAATCTCGGGGGTGCTGATGGCGCACCACTCCAGCCGATCCACGATGTCCATGTCAGTCGAATGATGGGTCGATTTCGTCAACTTCGTACACCTCCTCAAACTCCATGGTCTGCCAGTCCCACTTGACGTGGACTTCTGCGTGGCCCGCTGTACGAGCCTCTACCACCCGGATAATGGCTTGGTCGTCGAGGTCTGGGTTGCGCTCAACACCCAGTACCAAGTCAGAGTCCTGCACAAAAGATGATGTGTAGCCAATTGAGTCCGCCGTGATCGCTCGGGTGCGTTTGTTGTTGAGTTTCCAAGATAGCACCTGCGACGTTCCGACGATAGGAATATCAAACCGCTGAGCGAGTCGCTTCGTACCCCGGGTGATGTTGGTCAGAGCCTGCGGACTGCCCTTTGGCTCCCCGTGCTCGTCGTCCATGAGGTACATGCCGTCGATGTACACAGCGTCGGGCTGGTACTCCTGAATCTTGGCGGCAATGGCGCTGACCGTGGTCAGGCTACTGCTGTCCTCAGACATGATGAACGGTTGCATGTTCTTGCTGAGAACCATGGACTTGCGGATGCGCTCCATCTCAGCCTCAGACAACTGGCCGCTGAGGATGCGGTCATAGGGGACCTTGGCGTTGAGTGCGTCGTAACGTGACTCCTGCTCGGCTACGGACATCTCAAAGGAGATGAACATGGGGCGCAGGCCGTGTCGGTGGCAGGCGTTAGCCATGATCAACTCAAACAGCGACTTGCCTCGCTTCGGCTCGCCCACCATGACGACGAACTGCTGGGGGCGAAGTCCGTGGGTAATGCGGTCCAGCCCAGAGAAGCCAGTAGGGATACCACGCAGTGCGTTAGGGGTATCACGCATTTCCTTGTAGCGCTCAAAGCGGGCTTCCCAGTTCTCGATGATGTTGAAGTCTCGGAGCCGTGCCGTATCAGCGCTGGCTGACTGGAGACCCTTGGACAGGATCGCCATGGCCTCGGACACGTCGTCCTTGTCGAGTGGCCCCATAGCATCCGACACCGCCGCAATGACGGTGCGAGAGCGGTACGCATTGAGCAGTTCGTCGAAGAGGCCGCTGAACGTCTCAGCACCCGTGTCCTCGATGTCAATGTCACCGTAGGCGACGTGGAAGGCTCGCTCGGAGGGGACGGCCCCGTGCTGGTTGTTGTAATCCAGCACCCACTGGTACACCTTCTCCCACTCGTTGGCGAAGTAGACCGGCTTGATGCCGGAGCGAACAGCCTCGTGTAGCGACTGCTCCTCAATGATCTTGCTGATTACGAGGTGCTCAATAGATGCCATCAGATACCAAATGTCCCATCGGGTCTGGTGACCGTAGCACGCATACCCAGCATGGCGGCGTCATCCTCGTACGGCGTGAACAAAGTGTGTACGTCACGGTTGTACTTAAAGTCGTCCCGCAGATCGTTGAGGTCGTTGTAGGCGTAGACCGTGACGGAGATGCCCTTGCGTGCCAGCCAGTGAGTGGCGGCATCTGCGAGTTCATCCTCCATGTAGGTGTACACCTCGACTCCGAGGTTGAGGTGGTTCACCATGTGGTGGAGAGACTTGAGTGGCATCTCGTTGATCTTCCACTTCCGCACCTCTGCCCTGACCCACTCTTCTTCTGTTACCTCTTTCTCACGCTGGAAGAACCGGCGCTTCACAGGCTCCTCCATGCGAGTGATAATGAGGTCCTCAAACCAGCAAGCGATGTGCTTGTGTGTGGTGGGGGCGATGTCGTTACCTTCCACGGGCTACCTCAAGATCGAAGTCAGCCAGAGGGTTAGCCAGACGGCTCCCGTAGCGGTTCTTGATGTCCTGTAGCGACAGGCGTGACGTGATGATCGTCGCCTTCTGCTTGTCGTAGCGCTTGCGGATGAGGCTTCCCAGTTCGTGGCTGGCAAACTCGGTCAGACGTTCTTCTCCTAACCCGTCAATGACCACCACGTCGAACACACCCTTGACATACTTGACCACGTGAGGGGACGAGTACATCTCAGGGAGCAGGCCATCGTTGTCGAATGAGTCCTTGATCATCTCGATGTAGTCATCGGCCTCAACCCAGCGCCCCGACACTTTGTGGTTCTTGATGACCTTCGTCAGGGTGCGGGCGGCGATGAGCGACTTACCAGAACCCGATGGCCCCTGTAGGAACAGGTTGGTGTCGGGGCCGATGTCGATGGCATCCCAGTCAGCCATGTTCTCACGGATACGTTTGGGGATGTGGAGATGGAACAAGCGCTCCTCCGTCGAGCGGTTGCGCCACCACGCTTCGCTCTTCCATTCCAGAGGCGTTGAGTAATTCACCAGTCTTCCTGCCTTTTCTTGACGGTCTCTGATGCGACGGCTAACTGCACGGTGGGCTTACGGGAGGCGAGCATCTTAGGTGAACGCTTCTTCGTAGTCAAGACCTTGGGGAGCATCACCCTTCCGAGGTCTCGGTGGAGGGCATCCACGTCGTGCTCTTCACCAAGGTTCCACAAGATCAGCCCTTCCAGAGCGCTGAGACGGGTATAGAACTCTCTGGAATCGCCTCGCAGGATCTCTGCGACCACGGTGGGGTACCTGAATAGGGCCTCGTCACAGGTCAACAGAACAGCCTTACGGACCTCTCTGGAATCCTCAAAGAGGTCGTCGTTATTGGGCATACCATCCACCAGCCACTGCAATACGTTGTCGTTGGCACGCATCTCTACGCCCTCCACCAGCGTGGCCTGTACGTCATTGGTACAGAACAGCGGGGCAGGATAAGCGGTCTGCCCCTCGGGGGACTGGAAGAACTTGTCGATAGTCGCCTTGATACTCTCTGCGGAGAAGCCCTGCTTCAGCCTGCGGGAGAACAGTATGTTGAGTCTGACTTTGTCGTCCTCGTCACACCTCTGGCTCATTCGCATGTCCTTGTGGTAGGCGAAGTAGTTCGTCAGTTCTCGTACGGGGCGGCTGACGTAACGGGGTGTCGAAACGCTCATTTCCCAATCTTTCTCGGGGACATCTGGGTCGGCTCCGAATGTAGGCATCTCTCTCCTTAGACGAGACAAGCGGCCCCCGAAGAGGCCGCTCGTCCCATACCTGAGGAGACACCCCAAGAGGTGCCCCCGCAGGGTATCACCGGTACTAGCGGTCTGTCAACGACCCTCGATAACTCGGGTCACCCAGATACGAGCCTCGTGCAACTTGAGACGAGCCATGGCAGTATCGGGGGTCTCAGGGGCGTGGTCGAAGAAGGACGCAATGACGGAATCCAACCCAGCCAAAAGACCCGACTCAATGACCGAATCCAACTCAGCAGAAGGCTCCTTGGGGGGTGCCGGTTCTTCTGCGACGGGAAGCACCGCAGGTGCCTCTTCCGTAGCAGGAGCATCGTCCTCAGGGAACAGTTCCGCAATGATGCCAGCCTTCGTCTTGGCCTCGCACCCCATGCGCTCCCCGTACCTCTTCACGACGTAAGCCGTGGCGGTCTCCAACTCCTCACGGGTGTAGGAGTAATCGTCTTCCTCTTCCTCAACCACAGGGGCAGGAATCTCGACCTCGGGAATGTTCTCAGAGACACTGATGGGGGCAAGACCGTTGCTCAACTCAAGCACCTTGGCATCGGGTTCGGTGTCGAACACGAAGTTGATGAGATCCTCCTCCTCGTCGTTCCAGAGGAATAGGACGTTGCCATCGAGGGCCTTCATCAGGCTGGCGTTGGGATTGCGGACTTTCTGAACGATGCCGTGGTCGGCCTCACGGAAGTCGCTGTGGACCTTCTGCTCATCGGTGTAGAACAGCACGAAGTCGATGTTGTGGTCGAGAATGTAGTCGTACACGGCTCCGAGGGACTCGGGCACGGGGGAACCGGACCACGCAACAGCAATGGTGTCGCCGTCGGTCAGGGCATCTCGGAGCGCCTCCGTTACTGCCTCTTCTGAACACGGGCCGGTGCCCATGATGATGTGGGTAGCCATCTTCTCTCCTCTGGCTCGTTGGGAGGAGGAACTGTACCAGCCTAGTTACTAGGGCGTCAAGTACGTGTCGATGGCATCCATGCCGGGGATGGCATCGAAGGCCGTGAAGTCGTAGTACTCCGACACCGTGACCGGCAGAGACTGCCTGAAGTACGAATCCAGCAGGGAGCGAGTACGGCGATAGTCCTCAGAGTAGACCGAGATTGACTCGTAGGCGTTGCCGTTATTGCTACCTTCGCTGGACCAGCGGTAATCGCTGGTGCTATTACCGGCAGGGTCGAGAATCCAGCCACCACGTGTGAACGATCCGTCGAAGTACTCTCCCAGACGATTCCTCTCAGCCAGCAGGTACTTCAACTGATACGCCGATATGGCGCTCATATCGACAAGGAATTCGATAAAAGCAATTGTCCATTCCCCGTCGAGATTACTGGCGGCTATTGCCTCAGCGGCAGGCGAGTCTCCAGCGCGAGTAACTCCGTCAGACCATCCAACGATGTTCCCAGACTCATCGACAAGGCGAACCCACTTCAAACCGCTCGTACCAATGGTGCTGTGTACTGAGAAGGCCACGCTGTCGGCCTCTTTCACCGGAATCGGGCAATCAATGTGGAACATGACGTGAGTCACACCAACGGATGCCCCGGAACTATTAGGAGTGTAATCAGCACCCACAACGCCATAGGTCGTGTAGGCGCTGTAGTTGGTGGCAGCAAAGTCGTTGCCATGTACAGCGAAGGCAGTAGACCCCCCGTCGTCATACGCAACGATGTAATCCCCAACCCCAACTGGGATGCCCTCAAATGTCGTGGCCGAAGCAGCGGTCCAGTACATCCCCGGAACGTAAGACTCATCACTGCCCTTGGACGGGTACGTGGCGGAGTTCCCAGCAACGTACGTCGTGGGATCATATGACCCTCGGTTATAGCGGGGCCGTACGGCCTCGACCTCATGAGCGGGGCGGTGCGTCACCAACCCCGTAGCATCCAGCGGATCGGTGATGTAGTTGACCCGTTGAGCGTAGAACTTGATCTCGCGGTTCAGTTGGTCAACCTCGATCTCGGAACCAGAGAAAGCACGCCCATAGTTGGCAACGCCGTCTACGGTGCCCTTACCACGCCGTAGGTAACCGATATCATCGAGTATGGCCCGAAGCCGCTCAGTGTTGATGATGTTGGATGAAAAGCCCAAACCGACAGTGTTTGCCACGGCATCAAGCGTTTCGCTGTTGGCCTCTGCCGGGTCCTTAGAGATCATCAGGTAGTCAATAATGGTGCGAACCCGATCCATCTCAAATCCGAATATGGCTAAGAAACGGTATAGGGGGCCAACCTTGTTGCCCACCGGTAGCCCACCAAGTTCGGTGATGGCGAACTCCGATGTGGGATCGATGTAGTCACCAATACGGGTGTCTGCTTCTCGGTAGTACTGCGGAACCCTACGCCACAGAAGAGCAGTAGATCCGTAGTTGTAAGGCACTAGTACTTCGACCGAGGCAACAGGCTCGTAGTACGGATCAGCCGTTGTCGATTCGTATTTGATGAACAACGTGTAATAAGCCCAGCGCCCACCTTCCAAGCCGGTGTGCTCGTAAGCAAAGTCCGTGGACGATTCGGCAAGAACATCTCCAGAAGAAACAGTTGCGGGGGGTCCAGCGGAAGAGTAGACCAGAATCACGCTAGTAGCGATGGGAATAGAACCCAGTTCTTCACTAGGCAGGTTTGCTCCCCAATCCACGCTGACCACGCCGTAAGCAACAGCCGTGGCCTCAAGGAAACTCTCAACAAACTCGTTAGGGGGAATCTGATAGTTGTCAGAGCGGAGAGCCGTGTCAATGTCTCTGGAACCTGCGTCGTCGTCGACAACCCATGTACCAGCAGAGGCCGCATTGCCAGCGGACGCCGCCGTGTTGAAGACATCGATGTCATAGCGTGCGTAAGAACCCCGGTCAATACCGGTCTTGCGAAGAGTAAACGATACCCGTGCCATCAGGTACTGGTGATCCCGCCAGCGACGGTAACGACCACCGTTCCTTTCTTAGGAAGACTTAGCGGGTCAACAGTGATGGAGGTTTCCACCGCAGAGCCATCATTATCAAAGAGGCTGATAACGGCGTAATCCACACCGAACACGTTCTGGATAGAGCGATAGAACTGGCCCAGCGACATCGTTTGACCAAACGACACAGCATCGAAGCCGAAGAGCGCATCAATGGCATCTTCGATATCTCGCTTGGCGTACAGCGCTACCACGTTGTCAGACAGATACGCAGTGACGGT